AGAACACATTATCAGTTTACACGGCCACGTGACGGGATTGAAGAAGGATATTGCCAACATCAAGACCAATCATTTAAAGCATATGAATAGTGATATTAAAACTTTGGGTGGAAAGATAGACAAGATCTATTGGGTATTATTAGCTACGGTGGGGGCTGTGGCCTTACAGGTGTTTGATAAACTTATGTTATAAATTATGGACATAAAAACATATTCAAATGTTTTAAATAAAGAAGAACAATCCTCTATTCTCAAATTAGTAAACGCAAGATTAACTACCATTCCTAATTGTCCGGGTCTACAAACTTACCCCGAGCTTCATTACTGCGAGGAATTACAACCACTTATTAAAAAGTTAAAAAAATATATTCCAGGAGATTTTACCATCGACAAATGTTGGGCCAATCATACAGACGGAGGGTTTATTAATTGGCATGCCCATGAATTAGATTTATCAGTAGTTTATTATTTAAAAAATAAAGAATCCTTAGGCACTCTTTTTCGTATTGAGGATAAAATAATAACTAAAGAGGGACCTGAAAATTCTCTTATTCTTTTTAAAAAAGAATTACATAGTCTGCCTCCTAGAAAAAATGGAGCAGCGAAGATAGATAGATATTCTATAGCCTTTGAGATTTCTACCAATAACGTGGAAGAAGTGTTCGTTTAATAACGGATGTTGTAAATTTTAGTTTACAAATCCTTTACACAGTTTACAAAAAATAAAGATTTTTTTCTTGCGTATTGACTATATGTAAAGTTATAGTTAATTATGGAACCTATAAAACCTAAACCTAATTTTGAACCCTCAAATTGTGTAGTACATGATGACACTCATGGCTGGGGCGGTAATTAAATCCATGCTTTCAATTCTTCTCCCATAATTTCAGAAGCAATATTAACTTTTTTTCTTAAAGCTTTTACAATCCTCTCATCAACAGTATCTTCAGAAATCAAATCAATATAAGTCATAGGTTTTTCTTGACCTATTCTATCTATCCTTGCTTCTGATTGTTGACGTTTTTCTAAATCATATCCATTAGAAAAGTAAATCATTGTACTTGCAGCTGTTAAAGTTATTCCATACCCACCAGTCTGTGTAGTTCCCACAAAGAATCTACACTTAGGATTTTCTTGAAATCTTTTAATATGTTCCTGTCTTTCATCATCAGGAGTCAATCCATAATAATCAACAGTAGATTCTTCTCCATATTCTTTTATTAATTCTTTTATTATTCGTTGTACATCTTTTTGATAGTGAGACCAAATAACAACTTTTCCTTCTATCTCATCTATTAAACTCATAAGTTCATCTACTCTATTGCAGGGTAGATCTTGAATCGTTCCATCATCAGCTTTAAAATGTCCACAGGTAATTTGATGAAGTCTCATCAATTGAACTATAACTGTATTAGTAGAAACTACTTTTCCATTTAAAAATGCAATCGCACTTTCTTTCATTTGTCTATAAACTTTGTGCTGATCCGGTGTCATGGCAACTAGTCGCTTCATGAATGTTTTCTTAGGTAAATCTAAGCAATCATCTTTTAAACATCTATATGAAAAAGGTTTTAGTTTATCCGATAATTCTCCTAGATTTCTATAACCTACCACAATATTAATTGAACGCGATCCTATGTTAATACTTTTCATAACTGCATAGCGAGATCTAAAAGTGTAATAAGAACTATGACCCAGAAGCCAAGTATCAAGAAACTCACATTGAGAGTATAAATCTATAGGTGATTTAGTAACCGGAGATCCCGTTAAAATTCTTCTGTACTTAGAATGCTTAGATAATTTCAAAATGTTTTTTGTACGTTTAACATTATGTGTTTTAATAGTAGTAGATTCATCCACTGCTATCATAGCTTTATGAGAAAATAAAAATTTTAAAGCAAATTCTAATCCTTTAGGATAAGAAAAAGCCTCTACATTCATTATTAAAATATGAAACTCTGTTCCTGGCCTAAATATTGTATTTAATTTTTCCCTATATTTCGTGGATATATCGGATGTTTTCCAAAGAACTACTTTCTTTTCTATATGGTCTACCATGTGGGTAGGTATTTCATTATCATACCATGTCTTATAGACACCCTTAGGAGCAATTAAAAGAAGGCCATTTATAAGACCTTTATCATAAAGCATAGAAGCATTGTCTATTAATACTTTAGATTTTCCCGTACCCATTTCCATAAAATAGGCAAAGACTTCTTTATCCCAAGACATTTTTAATGCCTTAAGTTGATGGTCGTATGGCTTTGTTTTGAACTTGTAAAACATAGTTTGCTTTTCTTTCTATAAATAGTATATATATGATGAAAGAAAAAAGTCAATGAGTAAAGTATATTTAATTCAAGAAATACCGGGAACAACTAAAGGGGAACCCAAATATAATATTTTAGGCGCACAAAAATATGGCGAAATCGTGACCCTTTTACCTGAATTTTCCCAAATGATTTTATCTCCTGGTCCTTTAATTCAAAAACTTAGAACTCTTTTAAAGAACATTACCCGAGAAGACTATCTTTTATTATCAGGGGATCCAGCTATTATTGGTGTAACTTGTTCAGTGGTATCCGATTTAACCAATGGAAACTACAAGCTTTTAAAATGGGACCGTCAAGAAAAAACTTATTATCCCATAGAAGTAAATATTTTTCAAAAATAAGTTGACAACTTATTTTTTTGTATTTATATAAGGAGGTATAAGACTAAATTTAAATTAATAAACTAACATAGGAAAGAATATGAATATAGATCTAAGAAAAGATGCTCCGGCGCAAAGCGATATAATTAACCCGGAAGAGTTGTCTGTTGAAATAGAAAAATTACAATCTATTTACAAACACATAGAACAAAAAGAAAAAGAAATGAAAGAACTTAAAGAAGATGAAAAAGTTCAATCAGGAATAATTATTCCACAAATAATGGAACGTATGAATTTAAGTACATTAAAACTACGAGATGGTTCAGAAGTTTCCGTTAAACAAATTTATGGTGCTTCAATTAAAGCTGATAAAAAAGTTGAAGCAATCAACTGGCTTCGAGATAACGGTATGGGTGATATTGTGAAGAATGAAATCACAGTGACATTCGGCCGTGACGAAGATAACAAGGCGCAGCAATACGCTGTCCTTGCAAGAGGGCAGGGATATGAGCCGCAACAAAAAGTTGCTGTTCACCCTGCAACTCTCCGATTAGTTTTGGAAGAGCGCAATAAAAGTAAACAAAATATTCCAGAAGAATATTTTCATACCTTTGAAGGCGCGCAAACAAAACTAAAAGGGAAAAAATAGACTACTAAACCAATAAACCAATAGGAGGATATGTGAATAGTATAGTCGAAAAAAGAAACAGTGGTTCTCTCGCTGTCGTTAATCTAAGAGAAGACTCTAGAAAAGGAGCTGAAGAAATAAAACAAGAAGATGTGTCAACACCTCTCTTAAAAATTCTTCATCAACTTTCTCCTGAGTGTAATGAAAGAGATCCAAAATATGTGAATGGATCTAAACCAGGAATGATCTACGCAAGCTCACTTGGCAAACTGATAGATGGTGAAAATGAGGGTATCAATATTGTGATAGCCCATGCTCAAACCAGATTTCCAGAATGGCAAGAGAGAGGTGATAGTGCTTCTGCCCCAGTGGCAACGCATGTAAATATTCCAGAAGATGCCGTAGAAGAACGGAATGGTAGATATAGATTACCTAATGGTAACTATGTAGAAAAAACTGCATACTTTTATGTTATCGTTGTAATGGGTGATGAATATAGACCAGCGGTTATTCCTATGAGGTCATCAAATCTTTCTCCAGCAAGAGAATTAAATAATTTGATTACCAATTTAAGAGTGACGGATGCTAAGGGAACGTTCCAACCAGCTACTTACTCAGCTATGTTCAACTTAAAAACAGTTGGCAAAACTGCGGGAAGTAAAAGTTGGCATGTGTACAAACCATCTAAGATTAAAATGTTAGATACATCAAATCAAAAAGATGCAGATTTGTATAGAGCAGGCTCTGAGTTACAAAAAACTGTAGCAAAGGGAAATGCTAAGCCTAAGTACGAGAAACGTCAGTCAACTGAAGGGATTGTATAATTCTCAGAGATGAGGATACTTGCAAGAGGGGCGCTGAAGCGAGAGTAGAGGCGCCCTGCTAATCTTTATGAAAGAATTTATAAAATATTTCACAGGGTTAAAGCGTAATTACGGCTATTGTAATGTTGACAAAGGATACACAGATGAAGCAGGAAAAATTAGATTTGATCCCCAAGACTATGGATGGGCCAAACGTTCAATTACAGATAAAGATTATGAAGATCATTTAAATGGAAAAAAATCAATAGGCATACAACCGTGCGATGATGAAGGCTTAGCTATCTTTGGAGCCATAGATATTGATCCCAAAAATTATACTCATTTTACTCCACAAAAATATTTAAAAATAATAGAAGAAAAACAACTTCCAGTCATCCCAGTTAAGTCTAAAAGTGGAGGACTACATTTGTACATATTTACAAAAGAAAGAATTAAAGCGAGTGAGATTAGAGAATTTTTAGAAAAATTATTATTTGTTTTTGGTCTTCCAGCAAAGACTGAAATCTATCCTAAACAAACATCATTAGAAACTACCGAAGGTAAAAGATCATCAGGTAATTTTATTAATATACCATACTATAATAAAAATGACCGAGTAGCAGTAGATACTACTAACAATGAAATTACATTCGACACTTTCATGAAAGCAATAGAATTAAATGCTCAAACGTCAGAGACTCTTAAAAATTTTGGAGTCACTCTTATTCAGAAAGCTTTAAAAAATGAAGCCGAAGAATTTAAAGATGGACCTCCTTGTTTGGGAATTATATGTGGGACATTAGAAAAAAATAATACAAAACTTAAAGATGAGAGAGATAGATTTTTATATAACTATATGGTCTTTGCTAAGAAAAAATATCCCGATTCATGGGAAGATAAAGTTGTAGAAAATGCCAGAAAATATATTGAATATGATAAAATATGGGGAGATACCAAAGTAGAAAAGAAAATAAAAAGTTGGAAAGGAGATACGGCAGGTTACACTTGTCATGAAGATCCTATTCAAGGTCATTGTGTAAAACCTACGTGTCTACGTAGAAAGTTTGGAGTGGGTAAACAATTAAACTCATCTTGGCCAGAGATTATTAGCATTACTAAAATAGATTATCGTCCTGATCCCAAATTTGATTTAAGTGTTAAACTTCTTACTGGTAAAATAAAAATCATTCGAGCAAAACACACTAAACAAGTAATAGAACAAAGAGAATTGAGAGCATTAATTGCAGCGCACACTTCCATAGTTCCTCCTCCTCTTAAATCCAAAGAATTTGAAGTTATAATTAGAGGGCTATGGGCAGAAATGAATGTAGAAACTCCTGATCCTGACTCTCAACCAGCAGGAATATTATTTAGGCATCTTAAAGAATATCTTAATGATGTAAGGGCTACTAGTTTTAATTCATTTAAAAGTGGTGGAGTATTAATTCAAGAAGGGAAAGCATATTTTGTTTTTAGTAAATTTCATGAGGAATTAAAAAGAAATGAATGGAAACTGGATGAAGCTGAAACTAAAACAATGGTAGCGGATATATTTAAGGGACAAAGAACTCAGAAAAGATATCCTAAAGGAAGTCAACTATGGTGTATGGAACTAGACATGAAACAATTTGAACAAGAAGAGGCTCCTGAAGAAATATTAGAATTTGATAATCAAGATGACATTGTTTAAATTCTATGGCCCACCAGGAACTGGAAAAACTCATAGACTAATTAGTCGAGCTAAAGCCTACGTAAGAACTGGCACACCCTTATATAAAATTGGATACTTTGCTTTTACCAGAAAAGCTGCTAGTGAAGCTCGAGAAAGAATGCCGGCCGACGATAAAAAACTTCCATTCTTTCAGACACTTCATTCTTTTGCATATCATAAACTAGGTCTTCAAGAAGAAAACATTATGCAACCTTATCACTATGAAGATTTAGGCAAACGATTAGGAATACGAGTTAACTATGCCGACAAATTTAATGACGAACAAACACATTTTCTAACCTGTAATGATCCTTATTTTCAAATGATTGGTCGAGCCATGAATAGGGATATAACAATCAGAGAAGAGTTCGATCGTAATGAACATGATAAAAAAACAATTAGGTGGGATACACTTAAGCATATTCATGCTAATTTTTTAGAATATAAAAGTAAGAATAAACTCTATGATTTCAATGATATAATAACAAACGTGTGTAATAGAAAAGATTTACCAATCTTTAAAACTATCTTCATAGATGAAGCACAGGATCTTTCTCCCCTGCAATGGAAACTGTATGATACATTAAAAAAACATACCACTGATATGTACCTAGCTGGTGATGATGATCAAGCTATCTTTGCCTGGGCAGGTGCAGATGTAAGTAGATTTATTAATGAGAAAGTAGATAAAGAAAAAGTTTTAAAATATTCTAAAAGAATTTCTAAAGCTATTCAGGAACAATCTGAAATCCCATTGAGTCGGATATCAGGCCTCAGGAAACATAAAGTTTATCTTCCTCGAAATGTAGAAGGGTCATCTAAATATATTACTGCACTTAATCAAGTAGATTTAAGTAAAGGTAAATGGTTAATTTTGGCTAGACGAAAAGATACTCTTCTCGAACTTATGAAAGAACTTACCAAAAGAAATCTATACTTTGAAACTAAAAAAGGAAAAAGTTTTAAAGTAAGAATTCATAAAGCTGCTAGTAGTTATACTAACTGGACTATGGATGGAATGTTAGAACCAAAAGAAATTAAAAACATTCAAGATTATATTCCCATCGGTAAATGGGATCCTAAAAAAAATTGGTATGAAGTCTTTACTCTGGCTCCTGAAAAAGAAGTAGCCTATATTCGTTCCATGTTAGAGAACGATGAAAAATTAAATGAGCCTGCAAGAATTTTTTTATCTACAATTCATGCTATCAAAGGAGGGGAAGAAGCTAATGTAATTTTAAGTCTAGAACTAGGAAATAAAATTATTAAATCAATGAGAAGAAGTAAAGAGAAATCTGATGAAGAACACAGAGTGTGGTACGTAGCAATTACCCGAGGAAAAAATAATTTATATAAACTAAAAGCAAAGATAGCTAGAAAAGGATATCCATTATGAGCGTTTATAATAAACAAATTGGGGGCACTCATTACAAGAAAATGAAAATACAGCCAAGCAAATTTGTAATTCAGAACAAGTTGCTTTTTCCTGAAGGAAATGTTATTAAATATATCTGTAGGCATCCCTACAAAAATGGAAAGGAAGACTTAGAAAAAGCCAAACATTTTATAGATATGATAATTGAAAGAGATTATAAATGATACTACCCCCCACTGAATGGGTTGCTCACACTGAGTATCCCGATCTCAGATCCCATGATGAAATCGCAATTGATTTAGAAACACGTGATCCGGATTTAAAAAAGAAAGGATCAGGTTCTCTTACTGGTACAGGAGAAATTGTAGGAATTTCTGTAGCTGTTCCTACAGGCTCATGGTATTTTCCCATAGCTCATGAAGAAGGACCAAACTCAGATAGAAAAAAAACTTTAGAATGGTTTAAAGATATTTGTGAGTCCCCTGCTACAAAAATTTTTCACAATGCAATGTACGATGTGTGTTGGATAAAAAAACTAGGCTTAAAGATTAATGGTTTAATAATAGATACGATGATAGCTTCATCACTTATAGATGAAAATAGATTTTCATATACTTTAAATACTTTATCATGGCATTATTTAAATAAAGGAAAGAGCGAAGCTGCATTAAATAAAGCTGCTAAAGAAAGAGGTCTTGATCCTAAATCGGATATGTGGAGGCTACCAGCTATGGAAGTAGGAGCTTATGCTGAGAAAGATGCACAGCTAACCCTAGAACTTTGGCAAAAATTAAAAAAAATAATTGTCGAAGAAGACTTACAAGATATATTTAATTTGGAGACCGATCTTTTTCCTTGTCTGGTTGACATGAGATTTCTTGGAGTGAGAGTGGACGTTCAAAGAGCTCATAAATTGAAGCAACAATTAACATTACAAGAAGAAATGTTAATCCACAAAATAAAAAAAGAAACAGGCCAAGACATTCAAATATGGGCAGCAGCATCGATTGCCACAGTTTTTGAAAAACTTCACCTACCTTTTGAACGTACCGAAAAGACAAAGTCTCCTTCATTTACTAAAAATTTTCTTTCTAATCATAGTAATCCAATAGTAAAATTAATAGCAGAAGCAAGAAAAATAAACAAGGTTAATACCACCTTCATTGATACCATTATAGATTATGAACATCTAGGTAGGATTCATGCCGATATAAATCAAATTAGATCGGACGAAGGAGGAACAGTCACTGGAAGATTTTCTTATCAGAATCCAAACCTCCAGCAAATTCCGGCAAGAGATCCAGACACAGGCCCTTTAATTAGATCGCTATTTATTCCTGAAAAAAATCATCTATGGGGTTGTTTTGATTACTCGCAACAGGAACCAAGACTTGTTGCACATTATGCTTTAAAATTTAAATTACCTTCTGTTAATCAAATTGCAGATTCCTATGATACAAATATTGATACTGACTTTCATCAAATTGTAGCCGACATGGCTGACATACCTAGGGCTCAGGCTAAAGTTATTAACTTAGCTTTATTTTATGGAATGGGAAAAGCTAAACTTCAAGCTGAGCTAGGGGTAACCAAAGAAAAAGCTAATGAATTGTTCCAGAAATATCATGCCAAAGTTCCTTTCGTCAAACAGTTAATGAATAAAATAATGAACATCTCACAAGACAAAGGAAAATTAAAAACTTTATTGGGAAGGCGGTGTAGATTTCCTAAGTATGAACCCATCCTCAGAGGAGATGACTGGGGTAAATATGTGAAGGCAGAAGACCATGAAAGAATGTTGGAACTGCAGGAAATGGGCGAATTTTTAAAAGACGAAGATGGAAAAATTATAGAAACGTCTGAAGGAAAACCCCAAAAAAATTATTGGCATAAAAATACTTTCCGAAGAGCCTTTACTTACAAGGCCCTAAATAAACTTATTCAAGGATCTGCAGCGGATATGACTAAACAAGCAATGTTAGAACTTTATAAGCAAGGAATTGTAGCACATATTCAAATTCATGATGAATTAGATATTTCAGTTACAGATCCAGAACAAGCAAATAAAATAAGGGATATAATGCAAAATGCAGTTTCTCTTGAAGTTCCTAATAAAGTAGACTATGAATGCGGACCAAATTGGGGTACAATTAAATAAAACAAGGAGAAAACTATGGAAAAAGTAAAACAACTTTGGGCATTAGCACAAGCTCATCCTAAAATATCTATCGGTGTAGCGGTAGTAATCGTCGCTCTATATTTCTTAATAAACTAGGAACTATATGAAAGATGGCCTATTTGAATGCAAACATTCCGGTGATTTATTCCCAGATCAGGAGAGAATATCTCTATGATCTTAAAGATCATCACGGAGAAGTTGAAGACTGCATTATATTTGGCCTGGCATCGATTACAGGGCGCCCTATACTCTTTCATGCAATTATGGAAAATGGTGCGGTCTTTTATAGACTTCCTATCTCCGCGTTCATTCAAAGAGGATTTAAGGCAGATCAAGTTCCTAGATATAGACTTGATGAGCTGGAGCTGTGGAATTGCTTTAGTTACTACCCTAGCATTACTTCTTTTGATATCCTAGACGGACAATCAGGGAAGTACTTT